TTCAGGATCTCCAGGTTCTTCGGGAGCATGTCAGGCGCACGCACATGAAGGACTGGAAGCCTGAGTACCGCACGGACCAGGAGTGCGACCGGATCATCGACGTGATCGGGCCGCGTGTTGCCGAGCGATCGCTCAAGGAGGCGGTTGATCGCAAGTGGTCGGATTGGCGGAGGTCTGCATGACCGAGCGGCGCCCTTCTGGCGAGGTGTGGAAGAGCATGGACCTTCCCGAGAATGCGTCGCGCAAGGACATCGACGCGGCGTTCGGGGACCTGATCTTGCAATGCCGTGGAGATGGTGGCGTGAAGCTCCTTGCCCAGCGCATCCACTACGAGCCTGACGGCACCCATCGCCTGCTGGTGAAGATGGGCAAATCGAGGAGGGTGCCGGCCGATGGATGATGGAGAGATCAGGGAGCTGGCCGACGGGCAGCACCAGATCGACGCTGCGCGGTCCAAGCGGCGCCAGGTGCGCTACAAGACCCGCGGCTACTGGTCCGAGCTGTCCAACCTCCGTCGTCGCATCGACGAGCTCGAGAAGCGCCTTGTCCTTCTGGACAGGCTCAACCGGCGCTTCCAGAGCCAGGTCGAGTGGCTTGAATCCAGCTTCCCCAAGCTCAGGGAGCGCCGCCTCCAGATCGAGTCCGAGGGCGGTTTCGACTACCTGCTCGAGCATGACGCGCCGCGTCCTGTCGGGCGGCCGCCGCGATCGTTCTTCGAGGGCAAGGTCTGATGGCCGAGCCGGTCAGGATCTCCTACAAGCCCCCTGGCCCCGTGGGCCGGGACTTCATGAAGGACCTGAGCTTCGTGCGCGGCATCCGCGGCCCGATCGGCAGCGGCAAGTCCGTCACCTGCTGCATCGAGATCATGCGCCTTGCGCTTGCCATGCCGCGCAGCGGGCGGTCGAAGAAGCGCCAGTCCCGCTGGTGCGTCATCCGCAACACGCAGGGCGAGCTGCGCACGACCACGATCAAGACCTGGCTCGACTGGTTTCCCGAGCACGAGTTCGGGAAGTTCAACTGGTCGCCGCCCTTCACGCACAAGATCCGCAAGGGCGACGTCGAGATGGAAGTGATCTTCCTGGCCCTGGACCGGGAAGACGACGTCAAGAAGCTGCTGTCTCTTGAGCTGACGGGGGCTTGGATCAACGAGGCCCGGGAGATCCCCAAGGCCATCCTCGACATGCTGACCGGCCGCGTTGGCCGCTTTCCCAAGCTTGCTGACCTTGACGGCCAGGACTACCGCGCCTGCATCTTCATGGACACCAACGCCATGGAGCCTGACCATTGGTGGCCCATCCTGGCCGGCGAGGCGCCGATCCCCGAGGACATGGACCCCGTCGACGCGCTGACGCTGCAGCGCCCCGAGAACTGGCGGTTCTTCGTCCAGCCCGAGGCCGTCGTCGAGAAGATGGATGGCGACGCGATCGTCGGCTACGAGATCAACCCCGCGGCCGAGAACCTCCCCAACCTGCGCCCGGACTACTACTCGAACCAGATCGCCGGCAAGACGCGCAGCTGGATCCGGGTCTACCTCCAGAACCGCCTTGGCTACACGCTGGACGGCGCGCTGGTCTATCCGACCTTCTCCGACGAACGCCATGTGGCGCGCTCCAAGCTGGTGCCGCAGGAGAACCACGTTGTTGGCGTCGGCATCGACTTCGGGCTCACGCCCGCGGCCATCATCGGACAGAACGTGATGGGCCGCTTCAGGATCATGCGCGAGATCGTCGCGACGTCCATGGGCGCCGAGCGCTTCGCCGACCAGCTGCTGGCGGTCCTTTCCCAGCCGCCTTTTGCCGGCATGCAGCTTGCGTTCTGGGGCGACCCGGCCGGCGACAGCCGTGCGCAGACCGACGAGCGCACGCCCTTCGACATCCTGCGCGCCAAGGGCATCAACGCCCAGCCCGCGCCCACCAACGACTTCGTGGAGCGGCAGCAGGCGGTCGAGCACCTGCTCAACCAGCGCATCGGCGACCTCGAGGTCTTCCTGCTCGACCCGTCCTGCACGATCCTGCGCGCAGGCTTTGCCCGCGGCTACCACTACCCGATGGTGCAGGGTGTTGGCGGCAAGCGTCCTGCCGATCGCCCGATGAAGAATCGCTACAGCCATCCCCACGACGCCTTGCAGTACCTGGTCCTTGGCCTTGGCGGCGGCCGCATGCTCCTCAACCGAACGCCCGTCGCCAAGCCGAGCGTTGCGGTCGTCAACACGCGCACGCACGGCACGGTGATGGATCGCCTGACGCGCAGGCTGCGAGGTCGTGGTGGCTGAGCCGTTCCGCGACTGCGACTTCGGGCTCGACATCGTGACCTGGCACGTCGCCTTTGGCGATTTCCATCCCGGCACGCGACGCTGGTGGCATCTCTTTGCCCGCAAGGGCTGGCGCCATGTGCTGGTGTTTGGGTACTCGCGTGGCGGCTGGATCGTCATCGACCCCTTGATGGGCCACACCGACGTGCGCGTGGCGATGGGCGAGGAGATGGATCGCACGATCGCTGTGCTGAAGGCTGGCGGCGGCCGCATCCTCCGTGTCGATCGGATCAAACGCTATAGGTGGATGCTGCGCGGGCCGGTCTATTGCGTGACCACGGTGAAGCACCTGCTTGGCATGGGCGGCCTGTCGTTCACGCCAGAGCAGCTCTACCACGCACTCATTCGCCAGGGCGCGACCGAGGTGTTCCGATGAAAGCTCCCAAGATGCCTGCCCCCGATCCTGCGACCATCGCCGCGCAGCAGGAGGCGAAGCAGCGCGCCGAGGAAGAGCGCAAGAAGTCCGAGGAAGTCGCGGCCAGCACCGAACGCCTGCGCTCGTCTGGCGCCATGGGCCGCCGCTCGCTCTTCAGCGCCGGCGAGTCTGGCTACAACTCCATGCTTGGAGGCTGATTCATGCCTCTCTTGAAAAGCCTCTTCGAAGCGCTTGGCGACTACAAAAAAGCGTGGGACCACGAAGAAAATCGCAAGAGGCTTTCAAGGGAAGATGCCGATCGTGCAAAGCTTGACAAGGAAGACGAAGGCAAGCCGATGCGCGCATTCGATGATGACGGCAACGAGATTCCCTGGCCTCCGACTGGTAGCGACATGGAGAAGCCTCCGGCTGCCATGATCGGCAAGAGATTCAAGTCGCTGCTTGATCGCTAGAAGCAATTCAGCTGCGAGAAGCACCTCATGAACCTCGAAGAGATCATCAAGCGTTCGCAGAAAGCGCACTCGACGCACGACCAATGGAAGACGCTTTGGGACGAGTGCTACGAGTACTCGATGCCGCACCGTGCGCGGTTCTTCTCGCACACCAACGGCCAGAAGAACACGCTGAACCTCTACGACAGCACGGCTGTCACCTCCATCCACGAGTTTGCGTCGCGCCTGCAAGCTGGCCTCACGCCAACCTTCTCGCGCTGGTCGCGCCTGCGGCCTGGCCGCATCATCGACCCCGACAACGCCAACGAGATCCAGGCCAAGCTTGACGAGATTGGCGAAGAGGTCTTCGCGGTCCTCCATCGCTCGAACTTCGACAGCCAGATCCACGAAGCCTACATGGAGCTTGGGATCGGCACGGGATCGCTCATCGCCGACTACGATCGCGACGACGTCATCCGTTTCACCGCGGTCCCGCTCACGCAGATGGCGATGGATGCCGGCCCATGGGGAACCGTCGATGGGCGATTCCGCAAGCGCAAGATCCAGGTCGGCCTGATCGACAAGGAGTGGCCCGGCGCCAACATCCCGATGGAGCTGATGGATCGCATGGCGAACCGTCCGCTAGACGAGATCGAGGTCAACGAGGCGACCTTCCGCGACTGGTCCAAGCGCGTCGAGACCCATGTCTACGTCGTGTGGCTCTCGTCGCCCAAGGTCGAGATCCTGCGCACGACCTACAGCGGGGCCGGCGCCTGCCCGCACATCAACTTCCGCTGGTCCGTTGCTGCTGGCGAGGTCTATGGCCGCGGCCCGCTGCTCAACGCCATGCCCGACGTGCGCGTCGCCAACGTCATCGTGCAGCTGAATCTGGAGAACGCCGAGCTAGCTGTGTCTGGTCTGTGGCAGGGCGAGGACGATGGCGTCCTCAACCCCAACACCATCACGCTGCTGCCCGGGACCATCATCCCCCACGCACGCGGATCGCAGGGCCTTCGCCCCCTCGAGGTGCCAAGCCGCTTCGACCTGTCGCAGGTGATCCTCAAGGACCTGCAGGCCAGCATCAAGCGCGCCCTTTACGACGAGGCGCTTGGCCCGCCCACCGGCACGCCCATGTCGGCGACCGAGGTTCAGGCCAGGATGCAGGATCTCTACCGGCGCATGGGATCGGCCTATGGTCGCCTCCAGCGCGAGCTGGTGCAGCCCGTCATCCGGCGCACGATCTGGCTGCTCAAGCAGACCGGCCGCATCAGCCTGCCGTCCGTCGATGGCGACCTCGTGGAGATCAAGAGCGAGAGCCCGCTGGCGTCTGCCCAAAAGGACCAGGACGTCCAGCGCATGATGGAGTTTGCCGGCGCCCTGCAAGGCACGTTTGGCCAGCAGCTTCCGCTGATGATGCTGATGGAGCCCAACAAGGTCGCCAAGTGGTTGGCCGACCGCAAGGACATCCGCGCCGACCTCTTCTACACCGAGGAGCAGCAGCAGCAGATGCTGCAGCAGATGCAGCAGATGGCACAGCAGATGGGACCGCAAGCCGAAGGCGGGGGAGGAATGCTTGGATGAATCGGAAGTCGTCGCCCGGCTGAGGTCGACCCTCGCAAAGCCCGCCGACAGCGGCGTCCACCCGCGCAAGGTGGAGCTGGCCGCTCACTCCGCGTTGTCGAAGCCCGACGGCGCGATGCTGCTCGAATACCTCGAGCAACTGACCCTGCGCACCGTGCATCCGCCGGGATCGCTCAACGAAGTGCTGCAATACCGCGAAGGCATGCGCTTTGCGGTATGGCTGATGCGTCACCTGATGGAAAGAGGAGCCATCGATGTTCCAGCGAAATCCCTACCCGAGAAGCCCTGACGACGCGTCTGGCGGCCCCGCGGCCGCGCCTTCCGGTGAGCCGCCGCCGCTGAGCGGCACGAGGTCTGGCGGCCTGACTGCTGGCGACCAGGCCGCGATCGCCGCGCAGCGCGCTGCCAATCCTGAAGCCCCTCTTCCCGATGGGTGGCTTGC